AGGTACCAGCTATCCGAGTCTTTCATTAAAACACTGTCCCGCCATCTATCAGTTATCCTAGAACACGTGGATTCCAAGGGAAGACCAAGGATAGCTGATACCGTAAGATTAGCCAAAAAGGATCTAAAGAAACTCGAGAAAATAATCCAAGATGAAAGAACTGATATTCTGCCTCAATGAGGCATGTTCTAAAAGACATTGCCTTTGCCATCAACGGCAGAGGCATTGGACAGACCCGTCTAAAAAAGAAGGGGAAACTGTGAGGCCGGAATCGGCCTTACTTGACGGAAATACTCCTTGCAAAGGGTATGTCCCACAATACGAAAGAAAGAAGTATAACATTAATTATTAAAGTATATATGAGAAACTGGTTTATTAGCAAGGTCGCATATGAGAAGATGCTGGAGAACGGCATGCAAAAACGAGTGGTCGAACCCTATTTAGTGGATGCCCTCTCCTATACGGAGGCTGAAGCACGCACGATAGAGGAATTAAGGCCGTACATTACCGGAGAGTTCACTATCGCCGACATAACACGTAAAAAGATAGCGGAACTATTCTTTAACGATAACGGTGATAGATTTTATGAGATTAAGATCTATTTTATCACGCTTGATGAGAAGAGCAGCATAGAGAAGAAAACAGCGGCCAGATTCATAGTACAGGCGAGCGGCCTAAAGGAAGCGATCTCATGCTTCGAGGAGAATATGAAAGGGACCTTGGTGGATTATACCTTGGCAATGGTAAGCGAGACCCTTATTATGGACATCTTCCCGTTTGACGCTGATAGCGTACCAAAGGGCAAAACAGATAATTAATATTAGAGTGTGTTTTTCATGGTATTAGATTTAGTTTTTATCCCCGCCGTCCGTGAGGATATGCGGGGATTTCGGGCGGTAAGTATTCCGGGATGAAACGTTACGGAGTGCGCATGACGTAAAGAGGCCGGTTCGATCCCGGCACCGTCCACCAACAACAAATAACAATCATGGATTTCGGTAACGACATTCCGGATTACGATCCGGACGATTTTGACAATTACGATTATGAGTGACATTTTTCAAAGCCTGTTATTATCCTTCGGGGTGATAACGTTCATATTCGCTATCCTAGCGATAATTTTTATTGTATTAATCTTGATAGACGACAAGTACAAATGAGGAATATCGAATCACAGACCCAGCAAGCTTGCGTCAGATACTTCCGTCTCCAATACCCGAGATACGCAGGATGCTTCTTTAGCGTCCCGAACGGAGGACGGAGGGACACGGTAACCGGGGCTATACTGAAAGCGGAAGGGGCATTGGCCGGGGTAGCCGATCTGTTCCTGTCAGTCCCGAATAACGTCCATCACGGTCTGTACGTGGAAATGAAGACAAGAAAAGGCCGGCAACAGGACAGCCAGAAGGCATTCCAAAAGGCGGTAGAGGCTCAAGGGTACAGATATGAGATATGCCGATCGCTGGACGATTTCATAGCGCTTATAAAAGACTACCTGAATGGCTAAGAAACCTACTAAGCAACCCGAGCGTATCAGATGCGCCGATTGCGTGCACGGCAAGCCTCACAAGGGTCTGGCCGTATGGTGCGAGATATTGAACACCGGAAGGGTAGCGAACTCTTTCCGGTATTGTGACAACTATAAACGATAACTTATATGAGAACGATCAAAGCGAACACGAAGGCAAACGGGGATATACTCCCGGAGCCTAAATTCAAGAGGATACCCGTAAGGGTTGACAAGAACACGATCATCCTCGTAAGGGAGGGCTTGAACGTGGAAGAGCATCTTAGGAGATTCAAGGACAAGGACAACACGCCGCCGGGATATATCCCGTGGTTCTAAAAAAACTTCAATATGAAAACATATCAATTCGAGGAGATTTCATTTTGGCTATCGTTTATAGCCTTCATGGTAAGCCGTATGTCCGGTATGCCGAAATTTTTACAAACCGCATTGCTTATAATAGCAATACTAAATTTTTTGTCTGCCATTTATTACGCATATAAAAGCGTAAATAAGAAAGATAAATATTAGTTTTTTGTTTGGCATTTTGAATTTGAGTTGTATCTTTGCAGTGATTCAAGACCAAGGAATCACTACATAGTAAACTTGTATGCGGCATTTTTTATGTCGTTACTACAGCTATACCTGCAAAGATATAAGCCGTTGGTTTCCCTGTTGGCTGCATCAGTTTATCTAATGTAGTGTTCCTTGGTCGGAGTTGGGAGCCAGCGGCTTTCTTTATATAACTCAAATTTCATCAAAATGACCAAGGAACATGAAATTGCGAGTGTAACGAACAACAGTAATTGCACAACCACGTCCGCTCACGAAACGAGCTTCCTATCATGGCGATCCATCGCCAAGCTATTAACCTTCATGTCATTCGGCTTGCTCGAGCGCGATAACAAGAACGACGTTATCGGCTATGTCAAGGTACTAATCTTATTGATGTCCGCATTCATTTTAGCCGGGATGGAAGGAGGTGCGTTATGAGCACTCCAACAGCACGTCAACAAACTATCAAGATCAACCGCCTATCCAAGGAGAACGACCAGCTTTCCAAGGAACTGGAGCACGTGAAAGAGCAGCTCAGATGGTCACGCATCACGTCTTCGCAAGAGACGGAGCTAAAGAACTCATGCTTCTTCTTCATCGCCGCCAAGGGGCTATTCACCGAATGGCACGAGTGGCACGACAAGAGGATAACAGAGAGGTTGATGGACGAGATCAAGAGGACTATCAAATAGCCCTACCCTACTCACGTATTAAATTTTAAAAGCCCCGGTCTAGGCCGGGGAGTATATTGTATTGTCTAAAAAATAAAACTACATAAAAATGACACACCTAAAAAGAAATAAGCATGGCACGGATAAGGACTATTAAGCCTAAATTTTGGGATGACTCCAAAATAGGTAAGATCAGCAGAGACTCCAGACTTCTATACATAGGGCTATGGACTTTCTCCGATGATGTCGGCGTTGTGATCGGTGACACGATATGGTTAAAGTCTAAGATATTCCCGTATGACCAAATTCAGGTTCAACAGTTTGAGAAATGGTTATCAGAGCTTGCGACAAATGGATTTATATGTCAGTTCTCTTATAATAATGAGAATTTCATATATCTGCCTAAATTCGCTCGGCATCAAGTGATAAACCGACCGAATGTTGACGATTTGAACATACCTAAAAACAAGTTAGACAATATCTTATCAAAATTCACTGAACAATCACTGATTAATCACGGAACGTTCACTGAACAATCAGTGCCTATAAAGGAAGAGGAAAAGGAAGAGGAAAATATAACAGAAGATTCTAACGAATCTCCTGTATGTGCGACTTCACAGCCGCACGATGGACGGATTGATTACGCGGAACTTGTCAAATTTTTCAATGAAAAAACGCAAGGAGCGTTCGGAAATATACGGATGCCTCTGTCAGACAAGAGAAAAGGGATGATAAACGCACGTATCAAGACATACGGGAAAGAAACCTTCGCGAGGATGATACAAATGGCTTTAAACAGCGATTTTCTCAAAGGGCAGAATAAAAATGGCTGGCGAGCCTCTTTTGACTGGCTTATCAAGCCAACTAATTTCGAGAAAGTAATATCAGGCAATTATGACAACAAAAATAGGGCAAATACTCAACAATGCAACCGTGATCCAAACGAGTTCCTTCGAAATATCGCAGAGGGAATCGCCCGAGCCGATTTCGAGGAATCCAAACGGTGAGTGTAGCGTAAGTCTCTATACCGGGGATTTAGCTGATCCACGAGAAATAGCCGTATCTATCAGCAGATTGATGACCGCATTCCCGAAAATGGGAGATCCGTTCTTCAATTTGTTAGCGGAAAGGGTAAGGGCGAATAAGTTCACCACAAAACGGCTTAATGACGCTATCAACCATCTTATTGACAATTTCAACTACAAGGAGCTTAACATAGCGGATATCATCAAGTTTGACAAGAGAGCCAAGCTATACTCTTACAACGACGTATGCAAGATGGTGTCCAAGGGAGAGGCAACGTTCTCTGACTTTGCCGTTAAAGAGATCAATGGGACACATTACAGGGTAAAGAAAACTGATATAGAGTAACATGGAAATAACAGAGAGATTGAGAAACACCCCTACCGGTTTGATCGTGTTCGTAGGAGACATGAAAATTATCGTGGAAAAGTACAGGCCGTACTACAACGGGCAGAACAAGATCCCGTGCAGGGGATGCGTCTTCCGGGACGAGGGAGCGAGATTCTGCGAGTACTCATCTGCTTGCATGGCCCATCTGAGGCCAGATCACGAAAGCGTGGTGTTCGCTAAAACAAATAAGGTTTAATCATTCATCGTAGTTGAAAGATGCATTCATCTATGATGAGAGCAAAGAAAGAATATAAAATTACATGAGAACACCAATCACATATTATGGAGGCAAGCAAAACTTGTCCGAACGCATTGTATCAATGATGCCTAGGCATAAGATATATTGCGAGCCATTCTTTGGAGGAGGAGCGGTATTTTTTGCGAAGCCTAAAGCAGGCATAGAAGTGATCAATGACAAGAACGACTTGTTGATAAA